GGGTGACTCCAGAACAATACGCGAAACAGGTTGCTTTACTTAATAGAGGTTAAAAATGGAAAAGACTACAGTAGTAGAAAAAGCTCAAAATCGTCTGGTTCGTGAACTAGATACACGCGAGTCTTTTGCTCGCCCAACAGCATGGCGTCCTCCAGAGACACTACCATCCCCAGATGATCGTCCGGGTTGGAAGCATCGATGGATTCGCATTAGTATGTTGGGGCAGGCTGATCCGGGTAATACTTCTTCTAAGTTACGCGAAGGCTATGAACCCGTGAAAGCGGAAGATTATGCCGAGCTATTGGTGCACGCTTCTACTGAAGGTCGTTTCAAAGGAAACATCGAAGTGGGCGGACTATTGCTTTGCCGTATTCCGGAAGAGTTTTTGAAACAGCGAGATGCGTACTACGCAAATCAAAACAAAGCTCAGATGGAGTCAGTAGACAATAACTTTCTCAAAGATAGTGATCCTCGTATGCCCTTGTTCTCGGATAAGAAATCGAAGGTTACTTTTGGTTCTGGTGGTTAAATTTTTTAGGAGTCCTTAAATGGCATCTACCGCTTCTCCCTACGGCCTCCGTGCCGTAAATGAGTTGGGTGGCCTACCTTACGCAGGTAGCACTCGCTCGTTTTTATTCGACCCTGCTGGATACGGCGCAAACGTCTATAACGGAAGTTTGGTGTACGTTAAATCTACAGGTTACATTGAAATCGTTACTGCTACTGGCGCTGACGCAACTACAAATGGTTTCCCTGTTGGCACTGCTAACACCGGCGCTGTTGGTGTGTTCGTTGGTTGCTCTTACGTTAACGCACAAGGTCAAACCGTTTTTTCACAATACTACCCGTCCGGTTCGCTGAACGCTACAGCATTTGTGATTGATGATGACCGCACTGTGTTCCAAGTTCAGTCTGCTGGTACTGTTACCATCGCTGCTCTGGGTTCAAACGTGTTCTTCTCCACTGGTGCAGTGTCTACCGGTAGTACATCTACAGGTAACTCTACCGCTTCTGTTGTGGCTGGTGCTTCCGCTGTTACTACTACCGCCGCTTTCCGCGTCGTTGGTTTTGTAAACATGGTTGGCTTCTCCACAGTGGGTGACGCATATACTGATATTCTGGTGAAGTTCAACCCCGGATACCACTCTTACAGCAACGCTGTTGGTCTGTAAAAGGAGCTAAATCATGGCTATTTCACGCGCACAACTACTTAAAGAACTCTTGCCCGGATTGAACGCATTGTTTGGTTTGGAATATGCTCGCTACGGTGAGCAGCATAAGGAACTCTACGAGACTGAAACCTCTGAGCGTTCATTTGAAGAAGAGACAAAGCTGTCTGGTTTCTCCGCCGCTCCGGTGAAGAACGAGGGCCAAGCCATCTCTTATGACAATGCACAGGAAGCATGGACAACTCGTTACAACCACGAAACCATCGCCTTGGGCTTCTCCATCACTGAAGAAGCTGTGGAAGATAACTTGTATGACTCACTGTCTGCTCGTTACACCAAAGGTCTGGCTCGTGCTATGGCGTATACCAAGCAAGTTAAGGCTGCTGCTGTTATCAACAACGGTTTCACTAACTCGTCTCAGTACTACGGCGGTGACGGCGTACCTTTGTTCAGCACTGCTCACCCCTTGACTGGTGGCGGCACTAACAGCAATCGTCCTACAACTGGCGCTGACCTTAACGAGACTTCCTTGGAAGCCGCCGTTATTCAGATCGCTGCTTGGACCGATGAGCGCGGTTTGCTGATCGCTGCTAAGCCTAAGAAGCTGATTGTTCCCCCTGCTTTGCAGTTCGTTGCTACTCGTTTGTTAGAAACCAGCCTCCGTGTTGGTACTGCTGATAACGACATCAACGCGTTGAAAAACAACGGTTCGGTCGCAGAAGGCTACACAGTCAACAACTTCTTGACCGACAGCAACGGCTGGTACTTGACTACTGACGTGCCTAACGGTTTGAAACACTTTGTTCGTACCCCATTGCAAAATGGAATGGATGGAGACTTCGACACCGGAAATGTACGCTATAAGAGCCGTGAGCGTTACAGCTTTGGATGGAGCGATCCGCTCGGAGTCTTTGGCTCACCCGGTTCGTCCTAAGCGAACCCGCATAGAACCTAGGTTCTGTGCTACAGAGAGGGCCCTTCGGGGCCCTTTTTTATTGCCTCTTGTGTTATTGGTTTAGATAGAGTACACTCCAGTTTACGAAAATACATTACCTGTATCTAAGGAACCTATGGCACGCGGCATCTACAAAATTATCAACATTATCAACAACAAGTTTTACGTAGGCAGCGCAGTTAATTTGAAGAGGCGCAAAGCCAGACACTTTTCAGAACTGCGTGGCAATAAGCACAACAACCGGCATCTACAGGCAGCATGGAACAAATACGGCGAGCAGGCATTTGTGTTCGTTATCCTTGATGAGGTTGCTTCGGATGCAGACTTGCTGGCTGCAGAGAATGTATGGCTTCACGCACACGTAGGTAAGGACTACTGCTACAACATCGGAGTAGACGCTACTGCTCCCATGCAAGGAATGTCGGGTACGGCAAGCCCCACATGGGGGTATCGTCACACACAAGAATCTCTTGCGGTCATACGCTCAACATCTACCGGACGAAAGCAAGATGCAGAAACAATCCAACGTAAAATCGCGCATTTAATTGGCAAGCCCAAGTCCGCAGCTGTCCGTGCCAAGATCAGCGCTACCTTGTCCGGTGAAGGCAACTTCTGGTACGGCAAAGAACGCCCAGACCACGGCGCAAAAGTTAGCAAGGCCGTAGTAGCTATTGACCCTGCGGGGAACATAACAGGATACGCAAGTGTTGCTGCGTTACTTACGTCGTTGGGGTTAAAACCACCCACAGCGAACCGGGCGCTCAAAGCAGGCAAAGCACTAGTACGTGGGCCGTATGTAGGTTGGTGTTTTAAATACGTTGCGCACACCCAAATAAAGTGATATATTGCTGCTAATCCGGGCTTTCCGGTGTATCTGACAGTCCCGGCTGACGACATGCAGACAGATACGCCTAACTTGCATGTAAGGAAACAATCATGGCATTAACCACATTCTCCGGCCCAGTTGCGTCTCAAAACGGTTTTATCAGTGGCACAGCCGCTAGTCCTATCGTAGAAACAACCGCTGGTAACGTATCCGAGTTTTACGCTACAACATCCGCTGCTACTGGCGATACACGTCTGTCGTACAACCGACTGGCCTTTACCTCTACAGGTTCTGGTGAAACTATTCGTGCTTTGACCCAAGTAACAGGTGTTGGTGGCGCTACAGGTGGCACTATCAACGGTGCTCACGTTAGCTTGAGCATCAACGGTACTGGCACTATCTCTGGCGCAGGTAACGCCCTTCGCGCCACTTTGGGCGGTACATCTACAACCCCCGGCGGTACATTAGCGGCTATTCAGTTGGATTCCAACTTTGGCGATGGTGTAACGTTAGCTGCAACGTCTTCGTTCATGCGCGTAACTGATAGTGGCACTGTGAAAGTTGGTTCGTTGTTTAACTTGCCAGCACCAGCATCAGACACAATTTTCCGCGCCAAATCGTCAGCCGCCGTTACCCACGTTATTAAAATTGTGGCTGCTAACGGTACACCGTACTACGTCATGGTTTCGGACGCTGTGTAATGCAGATCACCAAGGAATTCTTGGAGACTGAGATTCGTGACCTTGAGACTGAAGCACAGAAGGCGCAAACCTTTTTAATTCAAGCTCAAGCCACAATCCAAGCATACAAGATGCTCGTTAACAGGCTAGATGCCCCCGAACCGGAGCAACAACATGACAATGCAGTATGACGTAAAGTCGTATCACAACACCGCAACAGGCGTGGCTGTGGCATATCGCACCCGCCTGAAAGGGGTTGTAGTTTCTCCGTCTACAACGTCCACCTTAAATATAACGTTTGCAAACAACATTCCGGAGGCAGCTACTTATGACATTCCCGGAACTACAGTTTGTACGGTAACTTACGCTAATCATGGCCTTGCTATAGGTGATAGAGTTGTTCTAAACTTTACCACTGGAGATGGTGTACCGGACACCTATACCGTTGTCACTGTTCCGACCACAAGTACATTTACTGTAACTACAGGCGTACTAACAACCAGCGGTGCTGTAACGCTGTATCAGGATGTGCTTACTGAGATTGATTGCGCTACTGGAACCGCGTTTTACACGTTAATCCCCGGCGAAGGTATATTGGCCTCTGTAGGCATTTATGTCTTTCTTCCGGCTGCTACGGTAACAACGACCATATTTTACGGATAGGGCTGCATTATGACCATGCAAACTGATGTCCTGTCTTACCACGCAACAACGTCCAAGGTTGTTACTACTAGCCGTGTGCGTCTCAAAGCAATCACGGTATCCCCTGCTACGGCTTCAGTGCGTAGTTCGGCTGTGGCTGACCCTACTGTATCCAAGACGGGCGCATACGCTCGAACTGCAGCTAGTACCACTGTTACGGTAACAATTACAGCGCACGGGCTAGAAACAGGCGATAGAGTCTTTA